GTTTCAATGATGCCGTTAAAATCAAACAGGTTGATATTGACCGGGGTGCCACCCAGTCCGCCATCATGATCTACCTTTATGGTTTCTGCATAATCTGCGCCGGCATTGAAAGCATCCAGTTCTGCTGATGACAGCCCTTTACCATAAACGGTGCTGGTTAAATAATCATACAACACCAGCGCCGGGTTGGTGCCCCACGCGGTGCCTGCGGTGCGCGGGTCGTATAGCTTTTTGCCCTTTAGAATAAATAATGGCGCGGGCTCACCCGACCAAACTGCGGTGTTATATACATATTTAATAACCACATAACAAATGCCGCGCAGTCGGTGCGCGGATGTCCACAAGAGCGATGCGGCATCCAGCGCGGTGTCTACTGTTTGTGTGGTGGTGCCGCCGTGAAAAGTAACGCTGATATAACCCACATATTTTGCATTGGTGTAGCTGACACTATCGAACAATATATCCACCAGCGAATCACACTCGCCCTCTGCCAGTGCATATACCACCCACATATCACGGGTGCCATTTGTAACCGTGCGAAAAACCGGCTTTCCACTAATTGCAGACTGCCCATAGACTACTGGTAGCTGAATTGTGTTTGGTGTTTTTTTTCTTAACTGATCAACATACGCAGCCCACGCACCTGCCCCTATAATAAATGTACCCGTGCCATAATACGCGCCTGGCGCAACTATGCGCTCTGGGTCCAGGTATTCACCACCCCAATATGGCGCAAAGAAATCGGTGATGGTTAGATATTCCATACCCAAATCGCCAGAGTAGCGATTTTGCTGGCTTGCATCCGATAGAGTTCTGCCAGAGCTAGCTTCCCAGTTTGACCAGTGGTTCGAAATGGTCAGATTAACGGTGCTATTGCGCCCGCGCGTATCCTCTTTGCAGTTGTATTTGTCAGTAAAGCCATAGAACAGCACCACGGCTTCTGCCACGCCAATCAGGTAGCGATAGATATAGACATCGACATTTTTGGATTCAGACAGCAGCAGCGCGTGCACAGCGGCAGTGGCGCCTGATAAACCAATGCTGATGGTGCCGGGTTTGATGTCCAGCGATTCCACCACATCGGGCACATCCATCAGCACCACGGATGACAGATATATATTGCCGCCATAGGTGATATTGTAAGGCGCTGTGGTGTAATACAGCGGCGTGCTGAAATCCATGCGCACCAGGTGGTAAAACTCTACATTATCTGCGCCCAGTTCTGTAATGGCACCGGCTGATAGTCCTCGGTTGGCCATTAAATTGCCTCAGTCAAATCTATTGCGTAGCTGTATATGCTGGGGTTTTTGGTTTTGAATTCCTGCATGCCATCTTTATATGCGACGGTAAAAGGCACATTGTTTATGATGACGGCCTCATTGTCTGCCAGCGGATAGATTAGCGGTGGCTCTATTGGTATTAATGCCAGCCCCGCACCAGCGGCGCTGTCGGCATCTGCTGTCGCCATATACACTTTCGTATGGCTGCTGAATTTTATTATGTCACCCGCTTTATATATGCCAGTGGTGGATGGTGTAAAACCATCAATCGCAATGGTTGTATCACCAACCGCGTGCACACCATCCACCAGAGGTGTGCCCGTAGCCACTCCTTGCGGTGTGGCCAGGTGCGGCAGCACTATCTGAAACGCACTGCCGCGCTGCGATATGGCAAAGGCGAACAGCGGCGCAAACTCGGCGCGCGTCATGGGTGGAAACTCGCAAGTCATTTCCCAAAGATGGCCGGCAATAATGCGCGCCTGGCGCTTGCCTGATTGCGCGATGTCTTCGAGCACCGGCTGCGTGGAACTAAGCTGCGCGGTTTTTATCTCGGGTGACGCGGGAAACGTTCCACTCATGCGAAGCTGTGCCCTTCTTCATTCATCCAGTCTTTTATAATATTGCCCAGCTGTGCACGGTTGCGCTTTAGGTGCTCAATGGTATCTTTTGGGTTTGGCGAACTGATTTGCAGGGTGACTGATTTGGCACCACCGCCGACTGCATTGTTACGCACGGCGGCAGATGTGCCGGGATCTAGCACCATTTCACCGCGCTGCAGGTTGTAGCTGCCTTCGCGTGGCACATAATCCATGCCGTCATGCGCTTGCCCGGCCAGTGCCAGGGATTGCGACAGCGCATGGGTGGCACTGATGCCTTCCATGGCAGGCGCGGCATTGGCGCCAAAGCTGGCCAACGATGCTGCAGCTGCTGCCGGGGCATACGCTGTGGCCAATATGCCTGCGCTTACTATGCCTCTGACCACAATGGCCTTTTCTTCTGCCTGTGACATTGCGTTCAGCAGGGTGCGTTTAATCGCGATCTGGACTAATCCACTGATCACGCTCTTGATCACTGATGTCATTAATGATTTTAGTGCCTCTGCCATGCTTTTCTGTTCGATGATAGCGTCTGCAAACGCATCACCAATGCCCTGCGCTACGTTGTTGGCGGTGCTTACCCATAGATCGTTCCACAGTTTTGCGCGCTCTTTTTCTGCTTCTGTGCGCGCGGCATCACGTTCTGCATAGAGTTCATCAAGCCTGTCTTGCAGCAGTATGGCATCGCGGAATTCCTGTTCCATTACATCAGCGCCGCCGGTAGTGCTGGTGCCACCACCCGATGATGCCAGCGGCTGGCCGGCAGCGCTGGCAATGCCTTCTGCTTCGGCGCGCACATTGGCCAGGACCTTTTCGACATTGGTTTGCGCGGTCATGGAATCGACCAGGTTGCTCAGCTCTGTCGTGGCCTGTTTCAACCCAGCAGCGGCACCTTCGGACATGGTGGTCAGTGCAGTAAAATTACCCACCTGCAAGCCAAGCAAGCGACCTATTTCAATCCAGCCCTGTATGATCGGGGTGAGCACGGTGTCTGCAATGGTATTGACCACGGTGGCAAAACCCCATGCAGCCACTTCCAATGTTTTGAACAATATGCGTATGCCCGTGATTGTGTCTGAGAAAAATGCAAAGCCACGGATCGCGCCTTCGAGCGCATTGATTATGGTCTGGCTCCAACCTTTGGCTTTCTTGCCGTTATTCGCCATAGCAGCACCCAACTCACCGTTGATCACTGCCACCAAACCTTTGAGCCAATCAAACAGGCCGCCTTCCATCACGGTGTTTCTGAATGCAAACCATTTGTCAGACAGCATGGACATGCCACCATCCCAGGTGCGCGCCAGTTCTTCGGTGGCACCACGAAACTGGCTGCCCTGTTTGGTCCATGAATCCATGAGCTGCTGGCGGGTTTCTTCTGCAGTGTATGACACACCCGCCTTGAAACCTAGCATGGACAGAATGCCTTTCTCACGAAACATGTCTGCTGATGCTGCGCCGGCACTGTACATGCGCACCACCTGCCCGGTGGTTTCTTCAATGGACATGCCGCTGGTGGCGGCCAGGTCACCAATCAATGGCATCCACTGGTTGATTTCCTTTACGCCGCCTTTCATCACACCGGCTAGCTGGGTGGCGCTGTTCATTATGTTTTCGTATTCAAACGGTACTTTGCTGGCAAACACGGCCATATCTTTAAACAACGCATTGCCTTCCGACACACTGCCCAGCAACACCTTAAGACGCACGGCATATTGCTCAGATGTAGATGCTGCATTGACAAAAGAATGCGCCAGCGCACCAATACCGCCAACACCCGCCAGGGCAAACATGGCACCCTTGAGTGATGTGACTGCGCCGCTAACCTTTTTAAACACACTGATCGACTGGCGCTGATATTGTTTTGTAATGGCCGCCGCTTTGGTAAAATCACTGCGCAGGCGTGCAGTGTTGGCATTGAGATCAATCGTTAATGCGCCTGCACTTGCCATGGGTGTTTACCGTTTAAGTATTATTGCGGGTCATTTCAAGATAGACAAACCAGTAGTTGAATTCCTGCTGGGTCATTTCGCCAATTTCTTTCTGTGTTTTGTTGAGCCGGTCGGCCAACACAAAGCGCGCTAGTAGCATTGGGTTGGCCTTTAGTCTTTTTCCAGTTCTGCGCGCTCCACGTCTTCGCCTTTCATGCGAACCACAATGTTGGCCAGAATATCTGACTGCACACCGCGCATCAGTTTTTGCTTATCAGCAACGGTGAACAATGGTTTTGCATTTTCATCCAGGCATTTGCGGATGATGGTGTAGGCAATGAATTCTGCATCACTGCCTTTGGCCATGCGGTTGGCATAGCTCATATCATCCAGGGTAAACATTTTGAAGTAGATTGTTTTTTTCCACTGCTCAATGAACACTGATTGCAGCTCATTGCTGCCGATGATTTCGTCAATAAAAGATGTTTCTGCCATACCTTACACCGTGGTTTCTGTGAGGATGCCGTTGCCTTCGAAGCTGAATGATGTTTCCACCATGCCATCGATGGCTGCGCTGCGCTCAATGCCAGTGATAATGGCAGATCCGGTGAAGTAGGTGGCGCCAGCGCCCGATCCTTCGGGGTACATGTTCAGCGTGACTTCTGCGCCGATGGTCATTGCGCCCTGTCCAGTCGTGTCGGTTTCATCCCAGAAGGCATCTGCCTTGCCGTTCCATGATTGCTGACCGGCTTTTTTTGTCATCCAGGTATCGGTCAACGTGGAATCATCGATGGTGTTTGCGCTTTCTGTGAGCGACCAGCCTTTGAGCTCTGCAACTGCATTTGAGCCGACCTTGACTGAGCCTTCACTGCCTTTGTGGTTTGACATTTTGTGTGCCTCTTAATGTAAAAAAGCAGCCGTGGCTGCCAGTGTTATTCAAAAAATGCAGGGGTTAATCTTCTGCCTGTGCTGGTTTTTTCTGCTGGGTTTCAAGTTGCGATTTATGGCTGACAGCCGGTTTTGCGGGCTGTGGTTTTTCTGTTGTCCAGCCGCGTTTTTCTGCCGTGGTCTGGCTGCCTTCGCTAACGTTGATCGGTTCGCTGGCATCTGGGTGATACATTACTGGCATGGCTAACCCTCTATTTTATGTTCTGTAACTGATGGTGACATCGGTAGTGATTTCGTATATTTCGAAATCCTGATCAAATGATTGATCGATATTGTCGATTGTGATGTCCAGTATCACAACGGTTTCCACGGTGCCGCTTTGGCGTTGCAGCGCCTGCCGTAGCTGGTCGGCTGTTGCCACGCATTGGTCATAGGTTTTTGAGAACACCGCAATCTCATAACGCGCTTCGATGATGTTTGTGTCTGTTGCCAGCAATGATATTGTTTGCGCGCTGGTAAGGCGATAAGCACACGCCGGCAGCGTTGGCGTTTGCGGCAAATACATAGGGTAAATACGCACGCCAACAAGCGCGGAAAGACCAGCATGCCCGTTGAGCATTGTATAGATAGCGTTTTCTATGCTCATGGTTTATCTGTGCACTTCGCGTTCGATTAATCTTGTCATACGTCTGGCATGGCTAACCCTCTATTTTATGTTCTGTAACTGATGGTGACATCGGTAGTGATTTCGTATATTTCGAAATCCTGATCAAATGATTGATCGATA